CAAACTCTACTAACTTTTTGATTCCTGTGGCTTCCGTGATTTGTTCGATTGTGTCACCTAAACCTTTTGCTTTTCTTTTTGCCATTGTTTATTTTTTAAAATGTTCTTTACTTAATTCTGCTAAATCGTTTCTAAGCATTTGGTTTTCTTTCTTGAGCTTATTGTATTCCTTTTCCATTTTGCAATACATTCCGTAAAACTCTTTAGCTCTTTCAGTTCGTGTTTCAAGCTCTCGCTCTAATACTTCAAGTATATTTTTGAAAGTCATATCAATTCAAATTCTTCGTTTAAAAAGTCGGTATAATCATCGCCTACCGCTTGACGTATTCTTTCCTTGCAGGATTTTATAGTTAGGAAGATAGACTTTAAACTGATGCCAGTCTCATCTGATATTTGGCGCATTGGCTTTCTTTCGTCTTTATATATCCTGAATAGCTTTTGGTCGTACCAATCCCAACTACTAATCTCATTCTCTACTCTGTCGTAAATGTTCTCCAATGATTCGTGTTTAAGTAGCTCTAACTCCTCCTGTGCTAAATCCCTTACCACCTCAATAGATAAGTCATTAGATGCAGTTTTGTTGGCTTTGTAGGTTGTGTTTCTTAGTAGTATCCACATCAAAGCTCTGTTGGGTTCTCCGTCTATTAGTATTTTTTCGTAGTAATTGTACTGATGTACTTTCAGGTACACATCTTGTACGATGTCCTCAGCGAACTCGTTGTCACCAAATAAACGGACTATGTTAAGCCATTCCTTGTGATATTTCGATAAGATACTTAGTGCGTTCATTGGTTAATTTCTAAACAAATATATGACTATATTTTAATCTAACAAGTTGCCTACAAAAAAAGCCACCTGTTACAGTGGCTCTAATCCGTTTAAATAAATCTCTCGGCTTACATACTTATCTAACTTGTGTAGTGTTGATAAGGTTACGTCTTTACCGTTGAGAAAGTTGTTTACTTGGAAGTGATGCATCTTGTATCCTAATAACTTTATGTCCTCTACGATTTGGTTTCGTGTTCGGGTAAGTAGGAGTTTATGTATCTGCTTCCGTAGGTCTTCATCGTTTATGTACATATCAGAAAGGTAGTGAATCGTCAATACTATCTCCAATAGGGAATCGTTCAACTGGTGCTACGTAAGGCTCGCTAAATGATGCTGAGAAGAAACTACCGTTCTTACCTTGCTTAACCCACAAAGCTACTTCCATTTCCTTGCCGTTTACGTTTACCTTTCCTTTGTAGTCAGGTTGTTTATCATTCGTCTTTTTGTCGTTCTTAAAGATTGCTCCTGTGTTTGTTTTGTTTTCCATTATGTTGGGTTTATATGTTACTGATAAATGCGATAATTAATGTAATGCTGATTACGGTAATGAGTATCATTGTACCTAATGCAGCGTAAAATTCTCTTTCTTCGTTTCGCTTCTTGTTTTCGTAGTTCTTAACTTGTGGCTTTACTACGGTTTCAACAATATGCTGCGCCTTGCGCTTGTATTCTTTTTCGTTTATTTTCATAATATAAAAATTAAATATCCAATTGTTATCCCTGCTAACAGGTGTAATAGTCGGTAGTAGTTTTCGTAATTCATTGTTCTTCGTTTACTATTTCTAATGTTCCATTGATTGAATAGCCAGTCAATCGAATCAACTGCTCAATGTGATAAATCAAGTCCTCAAGCTCCACATCCTCGTGGTCAAACTCATAGCTGGCTTTATGTCCGTAGTGGGTTATTTCTATTTTCATTGTTCTTGTTGTTTAGTTAAAAAAGCCTTTTTCGCTCAAGAAGGCAATAACTCTATCTCCCTACGATGAGAACCGACACTTACTCGGCAGGCTACGTTCCGCACGTCTACGGCATTTCTTTTACATTTCGTGTTTAGATATGTGGCAATTTTTACCCCTTATCCTTGTCCAGTTTTTTGTGCAATAAACTTGACATCTGCCTTTAGCTTTTCTATGTACAGCGTGGCATCCATCAATTCTTCCTGCAAGTGATTTAACCAATCGGTGAGGTCTAAATCAGTTCGTGTTAACATAGTGCCGTACTTCTCTATTCCTCGTTGTGAGCGGTCATAAAACTTGCTCATCACTTTGAGTACAATTGGGTCTTCTACTTTCTGGTTCATAGGAATTTCATTAGGGCGTTGTAATACTCACGGCAATACCCTATCTTCTCTTTGATTTGGTCGATTACCTGTTCGTCTTTTTGTACATAGAATACTTTTACTCTGCGGTTCTTAGGTACTTGACTGAACTCGTGTTTACGTAAAATCTCTTCTCTTAAATCGTAGTCCTCATCAATCTTGTGCAGTTTCCAATGCGCTCTGCGAATTTCATCCTCTACCATTTCGATAGGAGTGTCTACAAGGCAGTAGCAAAGCATTGACTGCTGCTTACCAGTTAGCCACATATAACCTTGAAGCTGATAGAAGTAGTCTTTGTTAGGGATTTCGGTATCAAAAAACGGAAAGGTAGTAGCATCCCAACTTGATTTTACGTCAAGCAATACATCTTCCGTGTTTACGTCAGGTGTTCCCTTAACCCAATCGTTCTCGAAATACTCTTCGTTCTTGTAAATAAATTTCACGTCTAAGACATCATTGACAAGTGAGATAGATAAATCCTCAACTGCGTTCCCTTTGTCCGTGTAACGGCTTGAAAAGTCCTTGCGGATGCCGTATTTCTCTTCTAATACAAGTTCGTGTATGTAAGTTTTAGCCGTTTGGCTTAGTAGTTCGCCTTTAGAGCGTGGTGTTGCCATTATTTTACCTATGGCAGAACATCGAATCTTGAGAGCTTTCATAGTGCGTTGAGAATATCAATTTGACCTTCAGTTAATAAGAATGATGCTTCGAGTTTTTCACGAGTATACTCACCTTTGGCAATGGCTTGTACTGCTGCACTGAAACGCTTTTGGTCAATTACAGGAAGTTTCTTCTCCGTCTTTACTTGCTCACCTGATGCGTCCGTGTCTTTGTCGGTTACTAACCCAAGTGCAGAGCTTAAAGCATAACGACGGTAGTACGTTACACCTGAACCAAAGCCTTGATAGTCATTCATACCCTTGAGCTGAACGTAAGGAATCATACAAACCGATTCCATAAACTCACCGCTTTCGTGGAAGATAACCGTCTTGAGGCAGTTTTGCCCTTCTTGGTTTGTAAGTTGTTGGGTAAATCCGAGTCCGTGTTTCTTTAGGATAGGATTGATTACCTCAAAAATCTTAGGTAAATCTGCGTAAGAATACCCGTAGCCTTGTGTGGCTTTGTGAATTACTGGCACTTCCTGCTGAAATGCTGCCAAACTTTTAAATAAATTTTTCATAGCGTGTTATTTTTATACAAATATATACATTATTTAGATATAAATATACATTTAGTTAAATATTTTTAAATAAATCTTCCATCGGAAGCAATATTCCTTTACTAGTGTTTGAATCCCCACCTAAAATATCTCGGTTTGTACCTATGTATTTTCTGCACATCTGCTTTAATTCGCTTGTTTCAATCAATATACTTCGTGTTTTACTAAACCAATACACCCACCATTTAGCTTCAGTTGTGCTGATTCCACTTTTCTTACCTCTGCTTTCATATTCTACGAATAGATTGCCAGTCTCATAGCACTTAAAATCGCGTTTAACTTCGATTGTAGACGCTATCACCTCGCTTAGTAGGGTTTCATACTGCTGACCGATTTCTAGGTCGTAACGGAAGTCGCTATTGTATTTCATTTTTAATCTTGTTTTTGTAGGTTTTGATTATTTCTTTTAGTTCGTCTACTGACCATCGCTTTTCTAAATGCGCTCTACCTTGCAATTCAATCAATTTTTCTGCTCCTATTCGTTTTTCTATACCGATTTGATAGTTTAGTAGGTTTCCAGACAAAAAAGTGTTGCAGTGTTCACATTGCAAGTGGCAGTTGTCTTCGTCAAACCTTACGTTTGAGTGACCTCCTTGAGAGTAGTAGTGTCCGCAGTTTTTTTTGAGCGGTGGTTTTTCGCAGCTTATGCAGTTCAATCCTTTATCACGTTCCCTTATGTACTTATTGAAGACTACCTGTGCTTCTTTTAACCAATCTGAGGTGGTTTTTAGGTTTTCTTTCATTCGTGTTTTAGTCTGCTTCCATTGCTTCTCTCTTGCCTCAGCTACAAAGGCCCTAACACACTCGTCTTTCAGGCAGTATTTATGATTAAAGCGCACAGGCTCAAACTTCTCTTTGCAGTTCTTACAACGTGGCATCTTTGTATTTTAGTTCGTCTTTTAGTTCCTGATAGGCTACTCGCAGTTGAGCGTTTCGTCTTGCAAGTTGGTTAAGCTCTCGGTTTAGAGATGTTATTTCGTCTTCAAGCAGGTTTATAACCTGAATAGTCTCAAGTAAATACTGCTCGCTTTCTTTGCCTCCGTTGATGTAGTCTTTAGCTTCAGGCTTTTCCTTTTCAAGTTTCTCTCTAACGTTTTTGATTCGTTCTTTAACCGTCCATACGGTTGTTTTAGCCCATAAAATTTTAAGTGATAAGTCCATATTAAAAAGGGTTTTTGTTTGCAAGTCTACGAAGTTTCTCTGATGTAGTTTCCATTTGTCCGTCTTTTGGTATCTCAATTTTACGTTGTGATTCCTTCTTGTAAGTAGTGCCTCGGTTTGCATAAACACGATTTCCTTTGAAGTCAAGCATATAATACTGGTAACGTTCAACATCCAAGAACATTTTGTACACTCCGTTTTTTGATACACCTTTTGGCTTGCTTTTGGCTACCTTTAAATGAACTTCGTTTTTTTCTGCTCCTACACCGTCTGCATCTCCAAGTCCGTAAGGTGGTCTCCACGGAATTAACACACTTAAACCCTTTCTAAACCATACCTGCCCACCTGCAAAATCTCGTGCGCTCGGCATAGGAAAATAACTTATGTCAGTTCCTGCTATTGTTTTAGCAGCTACCATAGGTTGGTCTCTAACGTGATTGATAACGCAGTTATGTCTACCTGTTTTTCTTGCGTTCTTACGCACAACACCAAGAATCCTACTCAAGTATTTATCCTCACGTCCTAAATCTGAGGCTATAAACTCCTCGGTTAACTCGTTCCACGGGTCAATCGTAGTGGTATGGATTTTAATACCTTCCTTAAGTTCAATCTCATCTACAAGTTGGTAGAATTTAGTTATAGTCAAATCCTCGTCAATTGGGTCTATAACAATGAAATGCTCGTTTATAAACATCTCTGCGCTTACTTGCTCTCCATTGGTCATTGAGTTTTTACCTTGAACGTATGGCTTTCCTATGTACTTGTAGCAAAGCTCCGAAAATATCTCGGCACTACTTCCAGTCTCAGGACTAAATACAACGTGATTCCAACCGTGCAAACACGAAAGGTTTATAAGAAACTCAAACCATAACTCCGTCTTTCCTGAGGCAGGCGCAGCGCCTATGTAAGTTGTAGCTCCTTCTTTGATTGTAAACGGAAGCATATCCCAATCCCATCCGATTGATTTACCTTTAACATCTACCTGTTGACGTACGGCAAACATTTCGGCATTAAGGTGTGTAAGTCTTTTGTACATTAGTCGATAATTGTTGTAGGTGCGTTAAACTTCGGTTTGTTACGTTCCTGAACGTTTTTATTCCAACGATTCAAACGGGCATCTAAGTTAAAACTTGTTTCCTTTTCGTAACGCATTTTTTTATCTCTTTCTCCGTGTTCAGTCCAATAGTCGTAGAAGTCTCTAATCATAGATTTTCCGTAAGTATCCACAAAAGAAGTTAACTTAAAAGCAAACTCCTGTTTGCGTTCAGCTATATTATATTCTTTATCTTTATCTACTTCTTTAATGCTTGAGCCTTGCTTTAGCGATGCTTTAGCCCTGCTTAAGCCACCCTTGCGACCTGATTCACTGAGTTTCAATCGTTTAGATTCAATCTCTTCACGCTCCTTATCTAAAAACGTAATTACAATTTTATTTTTTTTCGTCTTTAAATAATTTTTTTCAATCAATACATCAACTATTGTAGCGTTCCTTAAGCGTAGCTTTGCTTCGTCTATTGTTAGGTTATTATTCCTATTCCAATATTCCGCGCACACGCTAATAAATGCGCCTTGTAGCTCGAATGATTCGTAGCTTATGTTACCAGTTATCCACTCGGTAGCATTAAATTTAAAAAATGGTAATTCTTTGCTCATCTTACTGCACTAAAATAAAAAAGCCTCGTCGGGTTTCGTGGTGCAGCACTACTCCCCAATGAGGCTAAAATGTTTTAAATGGGTCTGCACTCCCTTCTACAAATATAAGTCAAATACTTTAATTTGTTTCGTCAGCTATAAACTATTTTCGTACTTGCCCAATTTTATATGTCGTTGAATCTTTTTGAACTGGGTGTAAGTCTTTGCCTTGAGTACGTCTTTTTGTAAATCAGGTGCGTCATCGTAGTAAGGAAGCGTAGCACCGTGTAAGACATCATCTATTTGCTTTGTAGCAATCTTGTAGTCTTCGTATCCGAACCGATGTAAGTCTTCGTGTTGACGTAGTCCGTGAATGATTGTAGCGTGATGTTTACCTCCGAACTTCTTGCCTATCTCGTCTAATGAGAATCCTAAAACACGGAGTTCATTATAAAGGTAATAACGCTTGTAAATATACTCCCTGCTGCGATTCTTTGACCATAGCTTGTGCTGCTCTATAATCTCTTCTATTAGTTCTAATTTCGTCATTATGGTTCTATTGGGGTTACTATAAATTTTCCTAACTGGTATTGTCCTGTTTTTAGCAAATCCTGCTTTTTCCAATAAGCTAATGATTGTGAGGTAAGTATCCATTCCTGAACTACCTTTTGTCCTATTTTGTATGTTAGTTTATATCTCATCTTTACTAATTTTGTTGTAATAGTAAACTCCAAATCTTTCTATTTCTTTTTTAGTTGTTTCATATATAGGAATCAAATTGAAACCATTTATGTTTCTTAAACCATCGTAATATGTTTTCATTATCTGCTGCTTTTCTTTTTCAAGTTTAAACTCAAGCAGTTCAATAATCTGCTCGCCTGTGTAAACATTTTGCATTCTGTCGTTTTTCAGAAACTTTATTAATTCTTGTATTGCGGTCATAGCTTTTCTAATTCGTGTTTTACTTCTTCCCAATAATCTATTGTTAGTCTATTTTGCCAATGATGCTCGTGTAAAGCCTCAATTACTTCATCAACTGCAATCAATGCGCAATGTTTAGCAGCTAAAGGATATTCAACCCTAAGCATTTTTTCATATAACTCTTTTGCTTTTTCTTTAGGGCTCATATCTCTTGCATTTTGATTTCACAAATTCGGTTATAAAGACCAAAGTTAAAGTTATCCCAGTACCTATTGAGTTGGTAGTCTCTAAATGAACCACCAAGTCCCCTCGTCGTTGTATTCTTCAACATAGGCATCTTCGAAAGTGTTTGCTTCGTAGATTTTTTCGAGGTAGTCATCGCAGTCTTTTGTTTGTTTGATGGTAAGGATTTCATTGTAGTATTTTTTAGTGATTTTGTAATTAGAATAAGAGTCGTAAATTTCTATTTCGTATTCGGCTAAGATTTCGGCGTTCGTGTCCGTGTCGCCTTCGTCCCATAGCGTGACGAATAAGTACACAAAATTCTTGTCGCTATCTCGGTAGACTTCAAAGTCTTTAAGTTCTGTTACAATCATCTTATTTGAATTTATCGTTGTAAACGTGGTTCATATATTTGTCAAAAGACGGTTTCAATTCGTAGCTTTGTTTTTGATACGTTTGATGGTCTCGTGTTTTTGCATCCAACATAGGATAAGTGTTTGTACTGGTAAGCCACATAAGAAATAACATACCTAATACGGCAACTACTGCTCCTCCTAAAATCTGCTTTTCGTCTTGGTTCAAGTCCTTAAACAAAAACGAATACTTTCTAATTGTTTTCATTCTCTTCAATTTTATCTTTTAAATTACTAATTGCTCCCCATTGCGCTTGGGTGTGTAGCGTGGCTTCGTCGTTATAGCCAAAGTATTTACGTTGTTCTTGAAGCTCTGCGTAAAGCTCTCGTTCTTCGTTGAATATTAGTTCTAAAATTTCGTCTTTTGTCATAGCGTTGTTTTTAAATGTTATATGCAAATATATATATAAGGTTTCAATTATCAACAACTTTTTTTAACATTTTTTTAGATTTCCTTATTTTACAAGGCTTTCAGACGCAAACTTTTTTTCACGTTTTAAGGTTTTACCCTGATTTTGTTACAAAATTCGTCAGGTTTTACCCTTACTTTGTTACAAAACGTACCCGAAAAGGTGTCAAATTTCCACTTTAAAGTGGGATTATACCCGATTAGGTATACTATATTCAACAAAAAAGCCCCCAATTAAGGAGGCTCTTACGCTATGAATAATGGCAGGTGTCACAAATATACTTAGAATATGTGACTAATTCTACAAACTTGTCCGTGTTTTTTATGGTGCAAGAATCCTTCGATAGCTTTCGGAGCGTGTTGATAAGCATTTCTATGATGCCAACTATCCGTTCCTGATGGTGAGCGCAACGATTCTACAGTTACTCCTTGATAGTCTTTCGACATTTTATGGTGAACGTGGTGCATATAAACATAACGATGCTTAGTTAAGCTCCAATCTAACGGAAACTCGGTAGCTAACAAAAGCGGTAAGTCCTGCTGCTTTGCTCCATCTCCGTGAGTGGTTCCTATCAGGTTCTCTCCGTATCTAAAAGCCTTGCGATGTGAAAGAGAGCAGTCGAAAGTAATGTTTGTAGCTTGGCGAAAATGTGTTTTGATACAATCAGCAAGGAAGAATCCGTGAGTGTAATCGTGGTTAGAAGGATTGAACACAAAATGTACATCAGCCAAAGCGATAAGTTTTTCAAGTAAGTCAACATATAATTGTTTTGCGGTTAAAAAATTGCGATACCACATCCCATCGGTGTCTTGTGGAGTGCCTGAGGTTGTAGTTCGTCTTGGAGTATCTATGTGTAGAATATCGTTTCCACCAACGAATAAAATTTTGTCTATATGAAAGCCTGCGGACTTGTCTAAAATGCCTTGTACGCCTTCTAAAACACGTTGTACGGCTATTTGAGAGTTGTAATCTTCTCCAGTTTCAAACGCATCGCATAGTTTACCTATGTGGATGTCAGCAGGGTCTATGACTAACAGGTGTCCTTCTTCGCTTTGGGTTCGTGTTATCGTAGGATAAGACGGACTATGCTTTGCCATTTCTCCTAACAACTCATCTTTGAACTCGTTGAACTTGTCTTCTTGTCCGTTAAAGTTTGGATTCTTAAAGAATAATGATGCCTGCTTAGATTTTAACCATCCGTGTTTTACGTTCTTGTCATCTAACCCCATTGAGTTAGATTCTTTTTTTATCGCTCTGTATTGTTCAATGATTTCTACCTCATCTGATTTTAAGCGATAGCGTGTTTGTCTCATAGCGTTGGTTTAAAGTTGCGCAGTAGCCAGTTTGTTATCATTCCTACTACAAATCCCAAAACTAACAATAATATGTTCGGTTTAGGATTTTTGCGCTTTTCAGTTTTCCATTTGACGACCTCTACTTTTTCAATCATTCGTAGGGTATCTCGTTTTAGTTTGTACTCAATACGCTTCTCAAATCGCGTTTGAGGCACGAAAGAACGCTTGTAACGCACTATTGTATCTTTTTGGACTAATACCCTTTCCCACATAATAGAGTCCCTTAAAACGTACGGAATTGAGTCTACCGAAGTTATTTGAATTGTGTCGGCAACCTCGTCGCATTTGTAACCTTTTTTAAAGGCTTTACGGACGTGGTAATTTACCGAGCAAGATGTCGCAAGTATTGCCAATAAAAGCGACAAAATAACGGAACTAACCGCCAATTTCGAAGTGCATCCAATCATAGTTCTTTTCTTTACCGAGTGAAATAAATCCGTGTTTGTAGAAAATGTCAATCATTTGCTTATACTCAGGACGGGCAAAGCGTGCAGTCTTAGAAGTTTCTTTCAAAGTATTTCTCGCAGGGTCTAAATCAATAGCAATACCCCAAGCGTGCTTAGACCAAGACGAACCGCCTCGCATTTTACGAAAGTTAAAACAACCTCCGTAAAGGTCTATTCCGAGTTCAACAAGGCGATTGTACCCGTAGACCTCTAAAAGTTCGTTAAACACGTTTAAAAACGCATCAGCGACAAGTTTATGGCAACGCATCTTTGTTACTTTGGTGTCTAAATCCCAAGCAATGCGCATAGGGTAGGGTAGATTAATAGTAGTTAAATACGTTCCTCTTTCGTTGGGTTGTCCGTATTTTGCTAAGGCTTGAGCGGTTGTTATCATTTGTCTATTTTTTTACTCCATACAGTTAAACCTATTGCAGTTGCCGAGTAAGTAAGTAGCCCGACAAATACAAATTCGTGAACTTTAAACGGCTTGAATAGTGGTATAATAGCATAAAGAACCGCAATCCAAAACGACGTAAAAGCGGATAGTCTTTTTATAGACCATTTGCCGTTAGGCTTTAGAGTTTCGTTTATTAGTTCTTTTATCATTTGGCAATACGGCTAAAAGTTTTTCGGGTAGGTCTATTCGTGTTTTCGTAGCTTGTTTAAAGCTTTGAGTTTTGTAGCAGTCGTAAAGCGCAGTCTCAACTTTGTTCAATCGGTTGTCCGTGTGCCACAACCATAAGCAAAGAACACCAGTTACTCCGTATTTTTTTACAATGGTAACAAACTCAGTCATTAGAATGGAGATGGTGTTGGTTTAGCAATATACGGAATCAACTCAAGGTCTTTCACCCACAACGTATCTTCGTTAGTAGTGTAAATCATTTCCTCTGTTGAGATGACCCAATTATTGTCGATGTCCTGAATAGGGTTGTAGATTGAATCTGCTGAGTAGTAAACTCCGACTAATTCGTCTTTTTGCACCTCAGTTAATAGTCCGACTAAGGTGGTGATATCTTCGGTTGTGATGTCTGCTAATTTCATACGTTTCTTGAAAGTGCTGTTTGGAATGCTTGAACTCGTGTGTATAGGTTAGCTGCTTCGGTGTCGGTTAGACCATCTCCTATGGTTGAGAATGCAACTTGTTTAGTTGTAAAATATGCTTGAGTTCCATTATTGTTTAATGCTCCTAAACTAATATTTTGATTCGGTCTACTTGTTGACGCTTTATTATCTGTTAAAGCAAGACTGCCATTTGTGTAAAATTTACCTGTTGTAGAATTAATTCTACTTCCTACAAATAAACCTGTTGATGGTGTGAACGGAGTTGATGGAGTATCAAGTGAATTTATACCGTGATAAGCAAGTAAAGAGCTAAATCTATAACATAAGAAATGCGCAGGTGCATTTGCTCCTATTTCTATTTGGTTATCTGTGGAATTATTTGTCCTTGAATAATAACTAAGGTGAGCAGAATTTAATTGCCCATTTAAAGACGGATTGAACTTCGTATCAGCATATCCATTAGTTCCATTAGGAGTAGCCCCATTACTTGAATGCGTCCATCCTCCGTTGAATACTAATCGGAAAGCAGCGTCTAAATCTCTCGGGTCTTTTAAGTTCCATTTGTGAGTTGATGCAGTTCCACCAACAAACGGATAAATTGCTTTCATCTTTGTCCAAATGTTATCCGACTTCAATCCTTTAACAAGATTGTCAATTGCCAGTTGTTGAGTAGGGTTTGTAATTGCAGCAGCAGTAATAAAAGCCTGCGCATCGGGGTCCGTAGTAAGTCCTACAATGTCAGTAGCGCCTGCCCAAGATTTAGCGTGAGAATCACCCCAAGCAATTGCGTTGTTTGCGCCTTGACCCCAACCTATTGCGTTGTTCGCTGCGCCATCTCCCCATCCGTTGCTATTTGCCATTTTCTTGTTTGCTTAAATAGATTCGTAATTTCTCTACATTCGTGTTTTTAGGGCTATATTTCAAACCCTTTGGTCTGTTCTTTTTCATATAAACCAACTGGTGTAATTGTTTGTAGTGTCAGGGTACATATCTTGGTCAACGTTCTGATTGTACTCAGGGAATAAATCTTGGTTGAAAGACATATAACTAATGAAACGCTCCGTGTAGTGTTGAGCAATTTGACGCTCTTTCTCTAATAAGAAATCAACTTCGTTTTTCTCTACGTTTTCAGCGTTCTCAGAAGAGTGCTTGTAGACGCCCTTGTTAGCGATTGTGTAAGCTGCGAAAGGAAGATACTCAACCATTGACCAATGTATCAGCATAGGCTTTACATACGTCTCAGTAAGCAGCTCGTAGTTACCTGTCAGCGTTCCTGCAATAATCAAGGTTTGTAGCTTCTCAAGTAACTTTGTACCTAAGTATGTTTGTATGTGGATGTCTTGAGCGATTTTGACAAACTGAATGAACTTGTCAGTATCCACATTGCCGTTGACTGCCGTAAAACGAACTATGTCGTCTCTTGTAATTAGTAGTGCCGTTGCCATTATTTCTTGCCGTAAATAGGGTTAGTAGGTAAAAAGCCATTGTAAGGCATATCAACAGGACGAACAAAGACTTCTTGCGGATTTCTAACGCGATATCCTGCCTTTTCTGCTTTGTTAGTGCTGATAGTTTTAGCGTTTGGACTGGTAGGGTCAATTCCCATACCTTCCTCAAATGATACATAAGTTCTACGCAACCATTTGTGATGACAGTTACCTCCACCTTTAAACTTAAAAATGTCGTATGTAGAAGCTCCATTAGCACCCCATCCTGCATTTACAGGTTGATTGCCCATTCTAACAATATCCTCTTTGCGATAAATCTTATTTGCAGTAGTCATCTTCTTGCAGAACTCACGAGATTTAGCAGATGTGTCACCTGAATAAACGTAGCGAGTGATGAATTTGAATCCGTCAATAACTTTATCTTGTTCAGACTTGGCTTTAGGGTTAGCAGTTCCTGTGCTTACAAAATTGTAAACTTTAGATAAAAGAGATGGTTTGCGATTGCTTGCCATTTCAATTTCTGCATCTATAGCATCTTCTTGCTCAAGGTCAACCTCGAACTCATCAATCAATACCCACTTTTCATCAGGCATCTCTCCTAAGTCAATAAGTGCATCTGCAATCTCGTTGTCTAAGGCTTCGTGTTTGGATAGCTCAGTTCCTGTTTCCTCTGCAACTTGCTCTTCAGTAACTGCATTTTCCAAGTCTACAAACTCAAGCGGTTTGAGAGTCTTGAAGAATAGATTAAGCGAGATATTGTTAAAGGCTAACATCTTGTCAATGGCATCAATTATCTCCTCTTGGAAAGGCTTAATCACCATATTATTGAAAAGGATAAACGAGTTCTCAAGCTCATCAGCGTTAGACGAGAATCCGTTAGACGATGCAACACCAAATAATAGCGGTGAAGTAACGTTGTGTCCAAGCATAATCTTACGCAAGCACTCTTCGCTTAAATATGTGTAGTGTTCAGGTGCGTCATTCAATGGAATATCCTCAACCGTTGTGCGAGTATCCATATTGTCGTTGAACGCTACAATCACTTTCTGACCTTTAGAACCAGTTAACTTGCCGAGAACTTTCGCAGAGATGATTTCTTGCTGCTCTAATGTAGGCACTCCGTTGTTGAAGTTTACAACTTTCGTTCCTGAGAATCCGTTTTGAACCTCGTTGATTAGGTAGTCGGAAATTTCCTCTTCCAAAAGTGCATAGGGAACTGCGCCTTGATAGTCAACGTAGGCATAATACTTCATTCCGACTGAATAAGGCTTAGAGAATAGGATTTCTACCTTCTCTTTACCGAATCCAAACGCAGGGAAGCGCTTAGGAACGTATTTCTTTACGTCTGACCAATCGTCCGAGTAATAGTAACCTTCTATCTCTCCGTCTTTATTGCATTTTTCAGCACGAATCAAATTAACAGGAATATGATAAGCCTTTAGGATTTTGTCGTGCTTGTCGTTGTAATGTACTTGAATAGAGAATTGACCAAACAACTTGCGGTCTAAAGCAATCTTACGCAAACAATCCTTAGAGATTAAGGTCATCATTTGAGCATACTCGTTAGGCTTGCGGTTAGCATCCGTAGCTGATAACCCTTTTCCGTAGATAAGGCGTGAAATGTTGTTTATAATAGCGTTGTTCGTGGTCGAATTAGTGTATCTATCAATCAAAAACTGATAGTAACTGCCTCCGTCTGCACCATCATAATTTACCCAAGCATCTCTCTTACTCTCTTCGATGGTAGGAGCTGTGTAGGCAGATAGATTTAAAACGTGTATGTTACTCATATACGATGTATGTATTTGCGGTTGTATTTGAAACGTACTCACCTGAGTTAACCGAGAAGTTTACTATGTTTTGGTCAGTACAAAAAATTCTGTCTTTATAGACGATGTCAGTTCCTTGTTTTAGAACTAAGTCGTAGAAGTGTCCTTCTTTTAATGCGAAGGATGCAGTTATCGTGTTTATGTAGTCTCCTTGCGTTGAACTGGTGATGGATACTGTAACTGGTGTATTTGTTTGGTCATCCGTAAGAATCATTGTATTAAACCCATCACGAGGAATGAATGAAAACGTCTGAGCTGATGTAGATGTAGTTAGGACTATCATACTACTACAAGTCAAATGAGGCGATTTGTTGCCAAATAAAAAAGGGAGACCTAAGCCTCCCCTTCCACGCTATGAAAAAACGAATTAGACAGTAACGATATTCGCAACACCGAAAACATCACCTGCACCACCTGCAAGACCTGCCTCGTTTGAGCAGTCAAGTAGGTTAGCATAAAGTTTCTCAGTTCCTACGAAAGTCAATGTGTAACCATTAAGGTCGCCCATTGCAGTACCATTCGATACGTTTGCAGTAGTGATTTCCATTCCGTGTTCTAAACCTGCAAGGAAGAATTGGTTGTTGCGGTTTTTAACAACGATGTGAGGACGTCCGTAAGCCATTAACTTAACACTTTTATGCGTTGTAGCATCTTGTTTTTTAAGGGTAACGGTAAGCGTTTGCTCAGCGAATGTAGTACCGTTCTCACGGCTTGAGTTATATACTTGGTCAAAAGAGTTAGTTCCTTTGAGTTCGTATTTGTATAGATTAGCAACGTTAGCAATTGTATCGATGGTATCAGTACCAGCTACATAAGCAACGTCAGCGGAAGAGAAGTCTCCGTAATTGATGAAGTAGATAGCGTCAATACCACCTACTGCGTCTTTACATACTTCTAAGCGACCATTTGCAACTTCACAAGACATATTTTTAGTTTTTAAATGTTATAAAAAAGGGAGGAGCGTATACCCCTCCCTCGTTAGTTTAAGTTAAGCTAAGATTAGTTAGCAGAGTTTGTGATACCGTAAGTAACAACGTCAGAAGCAAAACCGTATTTAGCGTCAGCAGTAAAGCGCATAACTACTCGTACGTTTTGTGAACCATCAATGTCACCCATATCCAAAACTTTAACTTCGTTCATATCGTTCAAAAGACCTGTTGCGAAGTAAAGGTTAGATTTTTGAGCAAGAAGTGCAGTGTTGTTAGCAAGACCGTTAGCCATAAAGATACGAACACCATCAAAGAACAAGTCACCAAGAACTTGGTTTGTACCTTTGTTCTCGTAACCATTAGCACCTACACCTGCAGCAGCAAAGCCACCCAATGCACGTACATAAGCACGATAGATGTTGTTAGATACATACAAAGTAAGGTCTTCTTTTCCGTAGATAGCAGCAGGACAAGCATCAACGATAGAACCTAATTGAGCAATAACGTTTGTAGCATCTACTGTAGTACCTGCAATTTCTTGTGCAGCTGGCAAAGAAGCATCAGTAGTCAATTGTGTCATAATACCTGCGAACTGACCTGCAGTTGCGTTAACACCTCTCCAAATTGAAGTCTCCATACCTGCAGCAACTTTCTCAGCAGCGTGTGCGATAAGGAAGTCAGCAAAAGATTTAGGAAGAGTGTCAAATGCAGAGTAACCCATTTGGATAGCATCCCAATCTGCACGGAAGTCAGTTTTACAAAGTTGTAAGTTAACTTGGAAAGATTCAGGTTGAAGAATACGCTCAGTCAAAGTGATTGTAGACGTAGGGTCGAAATCGCAAGATGCGTTACGGATGATGTCATCTGTAGCCACACGCTTAATTACCTGCTTATATTTGACGTTAGGCATAATAGTGATACCGCCTTTGTCAAGGGTTGGAGCAGACAATAAAGCTGCTGCGATGTACTTACCTGCAAACTCGCCAGCATATGTTGTGCTGATGCTTTGAGTAGTCGAAAGATTAATTTTTTCCATTTTATTTAATTATTTAAGTTTGTTTATACTACAGTTAATGTGATTGCGCCTGCAGAAGTTCCAAGACCGAAAACATACCAGTTTGTACCGTCGCAGTTTAATTCTACGAAGTCACCGATTGTATCAGCAGAAGCAGAGAAAGTAATCGTGTTTTCGTCAGCAGCAGGTACGTTAACGCTATTTACGATAACACCACCTTGGATTTTGTTAGAAGCAGCTTTGATAGTCCAAGCAGTAGTTGCAAATAAAGCACCTACAACAAAACGGTATTGATGTCCTGAAGCGTCAGCAACGGCAGGAAGTGTAACTTGCGCACCTGCAGCAGCGTTAAGAATAAATACTTTACCGCTATCCTCAGCAGTTAAAGTTGTTGCACCTGTCAATGTTTCAATTACGCCTACTTGACGTAAAACATCGTTAGACACGGATGTGAATGTTGTACTCATTTTTTTGTTTTTTAGTTATTAAATATTGTTGAATTTTTCAAGGATTGAATCCATTGTAGAACGTTGACGGTTCTTAGATACTTTGAACGCTTCTACTTTAGTTTCGTTTTCAGGGTTGAATGAAATAGGTTTAGGCTCTTCGCTCAATTCAACTGGTGCAACTTCTTCTGCAACTTCAGTTTTTGACAATTCGAGTTGTGCCTTTAACTCTTCGTTTTCTTTTTTCAAGGCTTCGATTTCGCTAAAGAAAGATTCTTTAGTTACTGATTCGATGATTTTCTTTGCAGTAGGTGCAGCAGGCTCTTGTGCCATTTCTTCTTCAGGCATTTTACCTGTTTCAACTTCGTCTTCTACTTCTACCTCTACTTCAGGCTCAGCAGCCTCACGAACGTCAGCGATAACGCCTTCTTCGATAACTACCAAAATACGACCATCCTCAAGTTCATACTCACCTACAGGAAGTGCGATGCGTTGTTCGTCTTCCGTTAGGATAAATACAGGTTGACCTGCTTCAAAAGCATCTGCTTCAAGCATAGATACACCATCAGAAAGGCGCATAGTTTCCAACTTCACTTCTAAACCTAAAAGTGTGCGGACTTTGTTTAAGATTGATTTTTCGTTCATAATTACAATACTAAATTTGGAATAGAATTGATGATTTTGTTCATTTGGTCAAACTTTGATTTTGACGTTTTAACAAGCTCTACAATTTGTTTTTCACTATTAAGAATTTTTGGTGGAACTTCAGTTCCTAATTCTTTAGCTTTTGTTTTTAAATCATTAATACCAGTCAACGCTTTATTTGCGGCTGCATATTCTGCACGCAACATATCGTAAACTGCAATAAGAGGTGTACTTGCTTTATTCCAAGCAGCTTTCTTTTTGTCTTTAAATGCAAGTGTAGCATCAATTGCCGCTTTAATATCGTCAGCTAATGCCAAATTAATTTCGTGAGAAGCAAGCTCTGTAGCCTCCTCTTTGAATAATTTGTTGTAAATTGATTTTGTAGTGTTCATAATGTTTCAAGTGTTTAGATTTGATTTGTTTCCTTTTTATCCGTTTTGACGTACCGTAGTTCTAACTCCGTTTACTATGGTTGTAGTAACAGAATCTCCTGTTCCCTCCGTCTTACCAATGCCTTGTGCCTCTAAACTTCCGTCACAACACTTGGTTGAGTAAGTTCCGTCTGCGCATAGGCAGCCTCTTCTTGAACCCTCACGAGGACTTGCCTTACTTGGTGTTTTGAATTTTGTCATTTTAGTAAGTTTTTAAGTTGTTCGATAATTGCGTGTTTTTCTTGCTCCTCACGAGGTGATTCAGGCATCTTGTCAGCAAAGTATCCCTCAATAGAGAATCCTTTTACCTTGCCCTCCTTAACATCGTTCCAAACCTCATCGTTGTCTACCTTCATAGAAATCATCCACGTTCCTTTTGGTAGGTTGAATCCGTAGAGCTTGCTCTTGTCCATCTTTTCGTCTTCGATTAGCCACGATTCTACTACGCTCATTCCTTTGATTGCATCTTTGTGTTCGTAGGTAGCGTTGTTTTGATTGCCTTTCTTGAAGAATAACTCCATAGCTTTACGCACGGTGTCCTCTGAAAAGTAGATATAGAACTCCTCCTCTTTGTTTCTGCGGTAAATTTTCTTGTTAGGAATAAGAGCAGCACCCATAAGGATACGTTTCTCAGTGTCAATTTCTTTAAGTTCTACTTCGTGTTTTGCTAACGCTACAAAGTTTTCTTCTATGGCAGGACTTTCCACTACTGAAACGGCATTTATTCCGCTTTGGAAGTCTTTTTCGTCAATGATTAATTCTAATACATTCATAATTTCTCAAGTAAAATGTGTTACAATGTTGCGTTTTTAATTCGGTTACGGTCAAGTGCCTGTGCAGATGTTACCTCGCCACTAACTACATACGCTTGGATTGGTTGTTGTTGGATTTGTGCTAACTGATTGAATCCTGAGTTACCTACGATGTTAAAGTTTGGAGACATTACTCCGCCTCCTCCGCCCCCATCTGATATACTTCCGCTTGCAGGTGCGCCTCCTGCCTTTAATGCGGATAAACCTTTAGCAGTTGCTGCAATTTGTGATGCAATACTAATACCTGCCCCTATATTATTTCTAACTACAAGTGCTTCTGCCGCTGCTACCGATGCGCCTCCTGATGCAATTGCTAAAGCAGTACCTTGCGCTCGTGCTAGTTGATTAGCAGCCTGTGTATTCATAATTGTTTTAGCAATACCAACTGCATTCTCAGCAACTAAAACTGCCGCCTGTACCTTTTTATTATTCTCAAATAAAGATGAAATTAAATTTAATCCTGCTTGAATATTATCAAAGTCCTGTTCTCTAATTGTAGCTAAAGTTTCGGTAACTGCTTTTTCTGCTTCGATTCGTTCTTCCTTAGACTTTTTATCTAATTCCTTTTTCTTTTCAGCAGCTTCCTTATCTAAATCATATGCTTCCTGTTGATATTTTAGATTGATGTCATTGATTTCGTTTAACTTGGCTATTTCAATTTCTCTTAACGCATCTGCGTTACCTGCCGCAAGCGTTTCTAACTCAAAGTATTTATCTTGTACTAAACGAATTTCTTTATCCTGTTCTGACAAAGAATTTAAATAGTTTTGTTCTGCTATTTGCTCTAACCTTAAATTTAATTCATTTTCAAATTCTATGGCATTTCTTAAGGCTTCTTTTTGAGCAGCATTTCTTTCTGCTTTATCTTCTTTTGCCGATTCTTTTTTAGAGTCTTTTCTTTCTTGCAATCTTTGATAAGTAATTTCAGCTTCTTTTTCGTCTAACGCTAATCTTGCATCAATTACCTTTTGAGATACGTCTAAATAAGCCTTTTCTGCCGCTTCAAATTCTTTTGTACTTGCTTTTGTATCTTTAGATTTTTGTAAATATAATTTCTTAGCAGCAGCCTCTTGTTGTTTTAAACTTTCTAATCGTGATTCAGCGCCTTCTTTTTCTATTTGTTGTAATTCTTTTTCACTCGCACCACGTTTTTTAGCATCAATTAACTCTCTACGGACACGATTATCAATAGTCTGTGATACTGTTTCGGTAAGTTTTTGTTGTCGTTCTAATTCTGCGTTTGTCTTTTCAAGTTGCTTGTCTAATTTAGCTTGTTGTTTTTCAGCATCTTCACTTGAATCAGAAAACAATCCCATAGCATTTGCTGCAAATCCCAACGCAACTACAAGCGCACCAATACCAGTTGTAATCAATGCCCCTTTTAAAGTTGTTAGAGCTGCGATAGCTTGTGTTTTTATAGCAGTGCCAAAAGCAGTAATAGCAGGAATAGCCTCTCTTACCCCTTGAATACCTTGAGAGATTGCCATTGCTGATTGTACCTTAAGCAACGCTTTCTCTACTTCTTGAGATTCAGCACCAAAAGTACCCATAACTCCCTGCATCAATTCAAAACCTGCCGTAGCACCACCAAGCGCACCGCCAAGTTTTTGAGTCATAGTAGTGGCAGCAGCATCCACCGCCATATCCGTTTGGATTTGGACTTTGCGATAGTTACCTACGGTTTCTAATAAGTCCTGATACTCTTGTGTTGCCGTTTGTCCTGCGTTAGCTAACTCATACAACCTATCCTCTGCCTCACCCATACGAGTGGTAAGCGGTTGTAATTCTCCATAGACTTCCTCAAAACTTTTGTTAACATCGTTAGTAGCTTTGGAGAGGTTCTCCATTGCATTAACTGCCTGTTTAGTATCTACGTCTATTTTTATTGTTTTAACCTCTGCCATTTCTCTTATAGATTATTTCACGTTTTCCTTGTTTCCACATTTTTTTCATAGACGTGGTGAGTTCGTGTTTACCTTTGGCTATATCAATTAACTCAGACTCTCCGTAGAAGTCATCAAGTTGTAACATTGCAATTATCTGTTTTATCATTGGATGATGTAAAAAGTTTCCGTTGTTGTGCTTCCGTCTAAATATAAGTATGTAACCGTGATTGTGTATACCGTACCTGCTGCGCCACTTGGCAGAGTGATAGTTAAGATGCCACTTGCAGTCATCGGATTTGGACTGAATGATACACCAGCCGTTGCGCAAGTAAACGTAGCCTGTACTGCGTTGTTTGGTAAGTTAATGATATATTTTATAGTTCCGCCTTCCGTTGATACCTTAGGAGAAGGGTTTGTAGAGTTTACAATTGGTCTAAAATCTAAGATAAGTTGTAAGTCTGCGTCTCCTGTCGTTAGGTTCGTTTTCATTTCGTTGATGATATACCGCCTGTCTCTAATCACAAGCCTATCGTTTAACTGCAATCCCGTTAATAAGCTCACAGGTAACTTTGCTTTGACGTTAACCAAACGCTGCTTTAAATTATAAAGATTGTATAAGTAGCTGAAATAGTAATTAGCGAAAAGTGTATTTTGTATAGGTGTTGATAATAGTGAGCTTGTCTCAGGTGCAAAGTTTAAAGTAAAGTCCGTAGCGTTGTAAATCAAATCCTGCCCAAATGGAGTATAACTTGTAACCGTTGAATGACCTCCGCCATCGTTATGGTATTTAAAATTGCACGTTTTGTTCGTGTATTGATAGAGCAGAACTGGCTTAGGTATGTATGGCGCAAACTCTGCATTGAGTGAATAACCTACCTGCAAATCAGTGCCTGTGAATTTCTGCTGCAATAAATTCTCGAAAGGAACTTCAACCGTAAATTCACCACCGTCATAATTATACTGATATGTCGTATCTCCGTAGCTTCTGCTGAAGGTCTGAGAAAAGTTTTTATTGAGAAAGCACTCGGAATCTTGGTACTTGAAACTAATCTTTTTGTACAAAGGCATTCGAGTGTGTTCAATCGTGTTTACGTCAACGTATTTGCTAACGTCTATAACTGCACCCTTACTATACCAGTCATCTAATGGTTCTACCCAATACTCACCGTCCGTGATTGAGTAGGTAGTCATATTAAACGTCTTTAGGATTCCTGAAAAGAAATCTGCTATCTTCATTACAGGTGCGTTTGCTGCAAGGTCAATTGATAAGCTAACAGTAAGTGCAGTATAAACTACCGTCAAGTAGTCCGTGTTTACCGAACCTGCCGTAATGTAATCTACTTCATATTTTAACTCCGAGTCAATTACGTTAGCACCCTCAGTACGGATATTGAAAGTATATGTAACATCCAAGCCCGTAACTTGAGTTATTGTATCTAAGGTGTAAATTCCTGTGCCGAAACCTGTGATTGTATTGTACAAGTTTCCGTTTTGATATATGTCAATGCTATAATTTGCCGAAGTCGTAGTTGCGGTTACCTCGTAAATTAAACGGTGCGTAATTACACCTGCGAGTTCTTGTATTTGTACTGAGTTTGTAGCTGATGTATAAGTGTTGGTTAAATCGTAGTTTGTGAAAGTGGGAGTAATTGTATTAGCAGTAAGGTTGTACGCAGTTGAATACTGCACCAAAACTTCTTTGCCTTTGTACCATAAAAACAACTTTGTAAATCGCTCATCTTGCAAGAAGGCGCCATTAAAAGTTATTCCGTACTTCGCTTCAATAAGCTCAAATATCTTGCTTACTCTAAATGCAGGGAATAATTCGTTTTTATATATCGCCCCAGAATTTGTATGAATGTCGTTTTGCGTTAGCGTATTTACTAACCAGTTCGGTAATGGAGCGTTTGGTGGTATGGATTGATACTCCCAAATGCGATTAGACGTGATTAGAGGATACTTTACATCGTAAGTGTTAGTAGTGTTAGTTATGCGTGTTAAAACCTCCGCAGATGTAAAAGAATGCGCATAATCAGAATAATCTAAATCAGCAAGTAAATCCTCACCAAATGTATCTTTAAGCGTTACGCCTTCTCCATAGAAAGTTAGTTTGTAAGAACTCGGTTTGCCGTTGGTTAACGTTGCTCCGTCTAATTGTACTTTGCCCTTGCGAAAAGTGGTTAGGTTGATTTCTATGTATGCGTCTTTTCGTAGGTTGTTATCCGTTGTAAAGTTAATGTCCGAATTATACCAATGCTCAAAGAATGCGTTGTTTGTGTCGGATGCAGGCACGGTAAATCCTTGTGAGAAATCCGTAAACGTTTTAGAAATGTCCTGAACGTTTTGAATAGAGCTTGTAACTTGAATCTGCTCGTCATTGAATAACTCAATGCGGTTACCTTCGATGTAGAGTTGTACCTTTCTCATTAGACTACGGAATTAATAACGTCAAATGCGTACTCAAATTCTAATTGGTAGTTAATCATATGAGTGTTTATGCTTTTGAATAACTCCGTGTTTTTGGTGTTTAGTTTTGCAGGTAGTTTGTTTATCAAGATTCTTTCCGATAACATCAACTGCTGAATAACCTCTTTGAAACTTTCGCTTACCCAATCTGTATTAACACGGATAGTCTTTTTCCCATTGGCGTTAAATACCTCTCTTTGCCCTTCCTTGATGTTGTAGTTAGGGTAGGTGTCTTGCATTAAATTATACTCCGTGTTTTCAACGTTCAATGTATCGTAGCTGGCTTTGAAAAACCACTCACGTTGCCAAGCACCATACTTATTTACAAAGTCAACCATTACAGGGGTGTACTTACATTCCTCTTTAGGCACAAAAGTTGCTCTGAACAATACGTTTGCGCTTCCGTCAATGATTTCTAATTTGTTTCCAACCGCAGCATAAGTAGGGTACACCCTCGGCACATCTTCCCATCTGTTATTTGTTAAACCTGTAGTATAGCTTACGCCCGTTGATAGGTTCGTGTATTTGACCGAGTTTCCGCTGCCTGTGTACACAGTTAACCATCCGTACTCACCGCCTAAATCATAGTTATAAGTGTAAGTTCCTTGAGTAAGCAAGTAATTACCTAAAGCAGGATTGTATCCTTCGTCATAGTATCCGTATCCGTCAACACCAAAATGCGTTTGCGTAGAACCCACTTGAATAAAAGACGTAGTAACCTTTTTGAAGAGTTTTAAACCTACGTTGCACCATTGCGATGTAGGAGTAGCCGTGAAAATGTTTGTAATGGTTTGTAAGGTGTCGTGGTCAATATACTCACGGATATAAGGCGCAACATCGTAGTAAGTCGCAGGATTGTTAGACGAAGGTATCTTCTTACTTAAAGTATAAGCAGGAGAAGCAGGCATTGAACCTGTGCCGTTCCAAAGATAGATTTCTAACTTGGTCTCAATCTGTCCTGTTTCGTTTATTGTTACGATGTATGGACTCCTTGCATTAATTGTTGCCATTCTTTATAATTTGGTCTATTTGTTCGTTGAATAATTCGATAGCGTCAAGTCCGTAAGCCTCTACCAGTTCTTGCGGTAAGTTCTTGTAGGCAGCTTCAAAAGGTTTAGTGAAAAACAAGCTCGGTTTTATTCCGTTTCTAAATACGCTTCGGGCAATCAGAAATGCAAGCGACTTACGTGAGGTAAATTGACCACCCGACTTTCTTGGTGCAAGTCCTTTACGAACTATCCACTTATCAAAAGCCTTAACAGGTGGCATCTTAGATTTGTAAGAATAAGGGGTGTTGTACTTTTTTTTAGTACCTGACACCCCTGCATCTTGAAACACTCCGTAGTCTTCCATCGTAAACTCCATAGAGAACGAATTAGGCATTGCCTTGATGTTTCCCTTTATAGAGTTATACAACTTCTTAGACGAGTTCTTTTTAGAGTTCGTTAGGTTGCGTTTAGATACGCTTACAACGTGGTCTCTAAACCTCTCAAGCGCCTTCTGTACTTCCGCTTTCTGCATCCGTGTTTTCCTCGTCCTTTGCGTTTAGGATGTTGATAATCTGAATACCCCACATTGTAGGCATCTGACTGATTACCGTTTCCAATTGCTTTACTTGTTTTTCCGTTAGCGTTAACATATTCGTGTTTTTAAAGGATTACTACTCCGATTGCTTGTGCAACATACTCGTTCACGACGTTGTTGTCAGTACCCCAAGCTGCAAACTCTTCCTCAGTCAAAGTGTAGTTACCTTGCGAAAGTTGGAGTCCGTCTTCGGATAGCAACTGCCAGTACGTTGTGCAAGTGGTTGCTTCGGTAGTAAAGTTAAGAATTAAGACGGACATTTGCGTTGCCGTTCCTGCGTTTAGTGGGTATACAATCGGCTCGATTGCTACGCCTTGTGTTGGTTGTGTTTTCATATTTTTATTATTAGATATTTGTCCAAGTTGTTCCATTGTAATAACTGATTTGATTTAGCGTAGTGTCATAGACTACCAATCCTGCGGCAGGTGAAGCAATGGCGTTCTTTTGTGTTGTGGTCATTCGTGGGGGTAGGAAGCCTTTGGTTGTTGAGTCAGCTTGTAACATTGCTGAACTATTTAAACTTGCATTAACACCAATAGCTTGAACTATTATACCACCCCACATTTGCCAATCAAGAACAGCGTTAGCCATTCTATTTCCTATAACACAAACTCCAAATGATGCACCACCTGGAGCATAAATACCCGTGTTTGTTATTGCTGAGTTTGTATGTGTAGATAAAAGGACATTTGTTGTACTACTTGTAAATCCTTGATTTATGGTTGAGCCAGCAGTAAGAATTCCACTCACCCTAGCAGTCCCGTTAACGTCAAGTCTAAAGCCTGCGTCTGTGGTGGTGTTGATGGCAAAGTTGCCCGTACTGAATAGAGTCATTTGAGCCGTGCTAACTCCACCCGTTGCAAATTTGATGCGACCCGTTGCAAAGTCATTAAGTATTGCAATATCGCCATTGGTTGTATTTAAGGCATAGCCATCACCTGCGGCAATTATTTTATAAAGTGTATAAGATGAGCTTACTTTTCCTAATGCAAATAAAGCCGAAGAGTTTGATGTTAATAATAATTCACTACCTGCCGCATTACCCGAAGTTGTATTTGTAATACTTATTCTTGTCGGTGCGTTTTGATTAAGGGCAACCGTTGCATTTCCCTGCACCCTCGCAGTTCCATTGACGTCTAAACGGAAGCCAGCATCGGTTGTTGTGTTTATTAGGACGTTGCCGTTTCCTTGAATCCGCATTCTCTGCGTGTTGCTTGTTCCAAAGATTAAAGGACCTACTTCTAAATTATACAAATATATTTCACCAAATGAATAACCTAATAAAGCACCATCATTTGCAGTAGTACCTGAATTATTGTTTTGAAGCCGTAAATGTACATCAGCAGTACCTCCATTTATTACAAGTCCTCTATTTGCTCCTAATGGCGTTGCAACATCGCTTGTTCCTAATCCTAAACTTTCTTTGACTGAATCAAAAAATAAAGACGAACTCTGCTGTAACACATTCCCCGTACCTTGAAACAATACTCTTCCTATTGTACCCGAAGCTATCGGTGTAGTGCCTACTGTTAAATCAGTAGGTATAGTAAACGTTCTATTAGCAGATAAATCCTGAGTAGTTCCGTTTATTGTTAGGGTTCTTGACGTAGGTACATAGCCTGAAAAGTCAGCGCCTGAAATCTCAACGTAAACGCTGCCTGTCCAACGATAAGTTTTGTTCGTGTCCTCAGCTATAAAAATAGTTTTTAAGCTCCCTGAGGCAGGGAATGCAGCTAAATTAGCGTAGGTTTTTACTTGTGATGGTATGTTAATAGTTACTGCCATACTAAATTTAATGTTTGATTGCTTAATGGTGGGTAAGTAGAAGACGCTACTTGGATTCCGTCTATTTGTAGATTCAAAGTTTCGTTAGGCAAAGTCAATACCGCTCCGCTTGCTACGGTTGCCGTATAGCTTTGGTTTGAGTTCGTTACAGTTGCAGGTTGACAAAATGGTGAGTAACCGCTCGTATCGCAGACGGTCATCTCGTTAGGAATCAAGACATCGAATGTCATTGTCCATCCTGCCATATAGTTTTCGAATCTCTCCGTGAATGGTTCACAAGTAGGATTACCATCTACAACAAACTCTAAATCCCACAAGTTGCCGTGAAGCATCATATCGTAGCAGCGGTTTAATACTGCCAGTTGCGTATTCAATACGTCCTGCTCGTTGTTGTTTCCTCTGAATAAATCAGTAGTAGCTTCTTTTGATATGTTGACTACATCCATCGCAATCAACGATAAATTGTAGCGTACTACGTTAGTCTCAAAAGATACGTTGTTGGTCATTAAGTGTACAAGCGGAAAAATTGTTTGCTTGTTTAAGTCTACTTCAAAAATGTCTCCTTCCGTAGTTGTGTTTACGATAGGGTCATTGTCGAAATGCCACTTAATTAATTCTAATACTTTGTAAAATCCTGTCATCTTCTTAATTGTCTTTCAAGTTGCCGTCTTTCGATTTCGTTTTTTTGCTTCTCGAAGGTGAGATAGGTAAGACATTTAGTAAGTCTAAGTTTGGTAATCTCATCGAACTTAGTAACGTCTCCCTTAGCGAGTCCATATATGCTTTGATACCATCCCCATCTTTTGGCAAATTGAGTTGTTTCGCTAAAGTCGTTGACAGGCTCTTGTCCTTCTTCAGGTTCTTCTCCAAATAATTCAGGGTAGCCGTCAGTAACTCGCTTCCTAAATTGTAAAAAAAAACCGATGCTGCTATACAAACATCCAATGGAGCAAACTGCATTAACTCTTGATGGTCTTTGCTTGGTGTGTACTCGTGGAGTTCGTATTTGTCTTTGCTTCGTGTTTTGATAGGACGGTACATAACCGCCATAGCTTTGTTATACGTTTCCCAACTCTGCAAGTGATTCTCCAAGTCAACATATTCACCGAAAGAAATCTCCTCAAGATTAGGTATGAATCCAAACTCAATATCTCCAATCTTAAACGTCTGCTTAAACTCAGGCTTTGCAGAGAATAGATTTGTAAAATGTAGCACCATTTCGTTGAGCGAAGTAAGTTTAATCTTAGCAACATCAGCTAAACGGATACCACAGAAAATCTCAATCATTTTTTGAGCAATAAACTCCTCATCGTTAGAACCTTTCTGCACGTTTAGAAAGTCCACATAGTGTTTAAGTGGGATTTCATTTAGTGAGGTAGGTACTTTTACTTGGATTTCCATATTGTTATAAGTCAATTAATCGTTTTTGTATTCTTGAGCAAGGACATAAGAGTATGCTTGTGCTAACATTTGAGAATGTTTACGCATACTAAACACATCATTAAAGACAATATGTACCTTTTTGCCAGTTCGTTTGTAGATATATTCCTCTACTATTGCTTTCATACGAGGCAACTCATCGGATTGCGTATTGTCCATAATTTGAATTTAGTCCGAGTGCTTCCATTTCGTGGTATCTAAGTGCATCAATAGCGTGGTCGTTGCCTCCTGCAGGGTTATTTAGCCTTACTCCGTGTTTATCTACGTCCCAACAATAGCTTCTCAGCTCCTTGATTAGGTTTGTGCTTTGCTTGGTAACCAAATACTCCTGACGTTGCATCACGTCAATCCCGTATTTAATCGAATCCTTGCCCTTTGTAACGCCTTTAATCGTCTTTCCGAACCTGCGTATCTCTTCGATGGATTTAGGCTCTGAGGAATCAGCATAGATAGTAACGCTTGACGGCAGTATCTTAGCGATGTCTGAGTTTAGCATTCCTGTGCGGTAAACAATTTCGTTTACTATTCGTTTTCCGTTCCAATTATAAACCTCAATCGCAGCAGTAGGGTCATTCGTGTATCCGAAGTCAAGTCCTATACCTACCAATCTTGCATCATCAGGAACTTTGTCTATCTCCTTCCAATTATCGAATATCACTCCTTCAAGCATACCAACTTCTCCAAGTCCGTAAACTCGCCACCAGTTTGCCCAATAGTTAGACGTAGCCGCCTTGTCTCGGTTCTTTTCTATCTGACGTACTATGGATTTATCTAACGCCTCGTTGTCTTTGTAGGTAAGGATGATGAAATCTGCGTCAGGTTCGTCTTTTAGTTCGGTATGAACCCAAAACTCATTGGCAGGGTTGAAGTCAAGGTAAATCTCTTTCTTGGTACGGATGGAAAGCTCAAGGTAAGCGTCAAAGGTTACGTTGTTACACTCGTTTATGTACAAGATGTCTCTCCTTGCTCCTCGAAGTTTAGATGCGTTATCAGCAGAGAAGAACTCCATAGTGCTGCCGTTAGCAAATTCGTATCTAAGTAGAGTAGCATTGAATCTATCCTCAACGAACCTACCAGTCCAACGCATAATCTTCAGGAAGTCTTTTAGCGCGCCTCTTCGCAAATGCGGAATGGTCTCAGCAACTACCGAAACCTCTAAGCCTTTTTCACGGGCGCACTTGTCTATAAGTACGGGCAGGATTCCAAATGTCTTACCTGCTGATGTACCTCCTTGAATAATCTTAACTCTCTTTTCGAGACTATAGATTTTCCGTATTGCCGTTGTTACCTGAAACATTAAAGTTAAATAGTGGTTGCTCAGTTACTACTGTGTTTTCTACTCGCTCAGTTAGTCCGTTTAATCGTTGTGTAATTGACGGATTGTACTGACCGCACATACCACCTTCGATTTGGTCTTGACGTATGGCTTTTCTTATACGTAAGCAGATAGGAATATATTCGTCATATCTTTTATCCGCATTCTTAAAATATTGTTCTACAACTCCAATTTCTTCGTAGCAAAAAAGTTCAAATCCTTCGAGCGTTAGAGGTCTCTCAAGTGGCTCTGCACGTTCTTCAAATTCTTTACCACCGAATACGCTTTTGATTCTTGGGTTGGCTTTTACTTCTCTCTTATATCTTTCGAATAGTTCGTATAGTTCATCAGGACTATTTAGTATTCTTGGTCTTCCTATTTTTGCCATTTGTTAGTTCGTGTTTTGTTAGTTGTTCTCTGCATATTGCGTAGCGTTGGTCAATGTCTCTGTACTCTCTTGACATTGTGTCATCCATCATACATCTTTGAATAAACTCGTTATTCTGCTCCTTTGGTAGTGGAGTCGGTATAGGCATCTTTTATTTTTTTAAAGTGGTCTAAAAATTCGTCTTCTGTTAGTTCTTCTAAGCACATTAAACCATCGGCATCTGTAAAGTATTCGATTAAGTGGTGTCCGTCTTTTCGTATCCTCTCAGAGATTCCGTGAGCGTACTCAATCAAGTCTTTGCCGTAGTCTAAGATGTAGTATCTCATTTCTCGTACTCAGCGTAAACTTTCTGCATTTTAAATACCAGTTCTCTAAAGCAAGATGCGCAGCTTGTAGGCTCTTGACGTAGATTAAACACTCGGTTGTAAATTGCGATGAGTTTCGTTTGCTCACTTGGTTTGAATGTGTCTTGGGTAAGTACGTTGGTTTCATTTAGCCATTGGTATTCTTCCTCAGTTAAGCAGTTCGTGTTTCTGTAAGGGAATAACTCGTTGAGCTTCTTCTTACGCTCTTCGCATCCGCAGTCCTCACCTGCTACAAACTCTACTAACTTTTTGATTCCTGTGGCTTCCGTGATTTGTTCGATTGTGTCACCTAAACCTTTTGCTTTTCTTTTTGCCATTGTTTATTTTTTAAAATGTTCTTTACTTAATTCTGCTAAATC